GTCGCCCCCCCACCTATTGTTGAGATTGTATTACTTTGAATACTTTAACTCGCCTTTGTGGCGATTGAATTGTTTTTTGTAGTACTTTTGATCAATAACCATTTTCAAAAGAGGGTGTAAGTCCCTATCTAATTATTTCATGTTATGTCACTTTTGTATTTTTAATGTATTTTATTAAGTGACAGAATTTCAATATCACTTTTAGTGAAGTTTACTTCCTAATGAATTCGGCCGATTGTCGTTGGATTTTTGATTTGTTAATAATATGAGATATTTAGGATTTTCCTTGCCCCATGACTCCATTTAATGCTGTCGGAGTTGAAAAACAGCCTAGGATCAATTTAGTTGACTAGAATATGTATCTACACGCAACATACCCTGTTGTGATGATGAGCGTCAAGTAGAACATAATACGCTTACTAGATTTCAGGACAACCCTGATTCTTTTTACCGTTTGGTGTACCGGTTAGAGACCCTACTTCATATGGATTGCTGGATCCGAAGTTAGTATTATCCCAGTGCTGACTCCTCCCTTTCCCAAATTTTGGGAACCCAGAAGTTTTCTTCTGATGCAGATGTAGACTGCGATTTGTTTTCGTTTTGTTTTCAAGATGTAAATAAGAAGTGTATAAAACCTAAAGAGGATATTTTTGCGGATGCTTCTGATGATGATTTATCAACATTAGAGGATGCTATTGAATTTGTTCAAATAATGAAACCTGACTTGGAGCCTCAAACTTTTGAACAAGCTCAAGCAAAATTTCCTGATTTGTATATTAGAAAGTTTAGTGAAGCTTTTGAACATAAGCATCGTGTGAGTAGAAAGTGGAATCCAAAAGCCCAGAATGGATCTGGTGCTTGGATTGTCACTGTTAAGACTGATAAGGAGATGGAGAATCTTAAAAAGTCTTTGGTTGAAAATGAGAGGAAGAAGAAGCGTGAAGAGCGTCGTCAACGCGATGCAGTTTCTAAAACTAATTATCTTAAGTATTCTGAACGTCGTTTTAAGAATGTGAATACTCAGGATGAAGATATTCCTGATGAGAGGGATATTGTTCTTACTCAATCTCGATCTTTGAAGAAAAATAAGTTTAAGGTTGAGGAACCCGTAATTAAGGAACCACGTGTTCGTAGTAAAAAAGTTCCTTCTCAAGAAATTGTAGAGAAGAAACAAACTCGTGAAGCTTATCGAAATATGCATGAGCTACGTCGACGTGAGAAGAAGAAAGCTATGCAACCTAGTATTGCCGGAGTTTCTTTGTCTCGTGAGGATATTTCTATGCGTAGGCAAGCTAAGAAAGAAAGACGTCAAGCTAAGAAAGATGCAATTGAAGAAAAGATTGTAGTTGAAATTCCTGATTATTTTGCTCGTTCTCAGTGTGATGATCTTTCTGAATTTTGGTATTGTGATGCCACTTCTCAGATGGAAGAAGTTAAGTCTGAGGAATTTGATGAGAAGGTCTTGAGTGACTTTTATACGTTTGAAGAAATTGACCATCTTTTAACTTCAGGTAAAGTAAAAGGTCAAAGCAGAGTTAGATTGTTACAGTACAATCCGTCATATGTTCTTGAAAGAGGCATAGATGTTTGCAGTGGCGATTGTGATGAAACAAAGTATCCGTTATGTCCTGCAAGTCACAAGTATATTGACTGTGACATTATTTCGACTGAAGATGATGATGTTGATACTATTTCTTTAGATTCTTATGGAGTTGATCCTTTTGCATGGAGAGAGAGTGCCTCTGAAGATGTTGAGTTTGATCCTATTAGCGAAATGGAAATTGAAGAAAAGAAGAAAAGTTCAAGCTTTTTCCGTTCAATGTTAGCTGATATGATGAAAAGGTCTACTATGTCTTCCCTTAGTGAATGGGAACCATATATTAATACAACTCTGGATTTTGGCGCTGCTATGTGGCTTTATGTTAAGTCTAAGTCTTATGATGAAGTTTTTTGTATTACGTGGCTTTTCACTAATACTTTTGTGTCAAGTAGAGAGAATCGTATTGGCTTGAAAGCCTTGAGTGGCTTTGCCGCTTCAGCTTCTTCACAATTGTTTTTTTCATTGAAGAAGAGTAAAATCGTTTCTCAGTCATTTAGTGAGGATGCTAAAGGTGTTTCAGATTTCCTTACAACTGTTGTATCATGTGATCTTGTTAAATCTTTTAGGAATTTGTTTGTCTCATTGGCTATGATGAAAGTGTTTCCAAAAGAAGCAGCTGTTGGTATTTATAAGGTTCTTGGAAAACCTGAGAAGGCTAACTTTTTAGAAGTCATCACTGGTACCGTTGAGACGATTGCAAATTTAGCAAAGTATAGTGAGATGGTTTGGAAAGGTGTTCCTTTAAGTACACTTTTAGGTCCAGATCCAGTTACTACACAAGTTAAGAAAGCCAATTATTTGTTATCTTTAAAGGATAGAACATATTCAGGATTAGAAACTCCTGGCTATATGCATGTTGTAGATTATATGAAGCAGTGTAATGAAACCCTGTTGTTTTTGGACAGGATAACTGCTAAGATGAATCCTACGAATCGTGAGCATGCTGCTACTTTTCGTGTATTGTATGATTTACAAGCTGTGTTTTTAGAGAAGAAAGCTTATCTTGATTCTAATGATCGTTTAACACCTGTTTGTATTGTTTTACATGGTGATCCTGGTATTGGCAAGAGTCATCTTATTCGATTGATACTTGCCATACATTCACAAGTAATGGGTCGTAAATTTAGTTCAGAACATATATTTAGTCGTTGTGTGAATTCAGAGTATTGGGAAGGTTACAACCCTTACTCTCAACCATATATTCACTGTTCCGAATTGGGTAGTAAGAATAAAAACATCGCTAAAAGTATGGGTGATGATATTCTGATGGAGTTAACCTCCGTCATTGATAATCAGAGATATCCCTGTAATATGGCTTTTGGTGAGAAGGCTAAAGTTTTTGCTCGGCCAGAACTTGTTATTATTGATACTAATAATCGTAATTTAAATCTTGATGTTGTCGTTGAGAATGAGGCTGCATTTAAGAGGCGTTTTTTAGAAATACAGCCTTCTGTAAAGCCTCAATATCGAAAGCAAGGCGGTGTTCAAATTGATAATTCGCGAACGAATGATGGTACGAATTTCTTTGATAGATGGACGTTTTCTGTGAATGCTAATGAAGCTTTGTCTATAAAGAAATCGAAACCCGTTCATTTTATGAATATGGCTAATCCTAATGATGATGTTTATACACTTAAAAGATTCCTTAGTAAATTTTTCAAAGATCATGTTGAAAAGGAATTAAGTGTCAAAGGCAGATCGGAAGCTGCTGTTGCTGGTGTTCACGAAGGTGTTTATGATTTTAGACCCTCTAGGTTGTTGAAGTCACCTAAGGATTTTATGGAATCCAAGTTGCAAGCTGGACTAGTTTCTCAGGCTGGAGAAGAGAAGTGTACTGCGTATACATGTTATTGTGATTCGGGACAATGTACGTTTAATGCTGGTGTTAGACCCCTTTTCACTCCATATCGCGTTGAAATTAAAGAGAAAAGTGGTAAGACTTTCCACTCTGTTTTGCCTCCTGTTAAGAGTAAAAGAAGTTTTTTTTCAGGAGTTAAAGGACATGCTAAAGCAACTAGTTCGTTCACAGACTTAATCACCTCGTTGACGACTGCGCTTTTTTGGATAGCGTGTTATAACGTTATAATGGGAGTGTTGAATTTGGAGGTTACGTCCAAGTTACGTTGGGTTACTAATTCATGGTTACGCTGTTTTATGGCATTATGTATTTTAATAAGTGTTTATTTACGATGGTTGAGTTTTGCTTGGCTACCTTGGTCGTTTATGCTATGTATCAATTATGGTATTTTCATGGAACATGAGTTAAAAGCTAGAGTTACCAAGATAAATCAGAGTGTTAAACAACGGTTGTTTGGTTCATGGGCTAATTTCAAATGTTTTGCTGGTTTCTCAAAAGTTCTTCCTGTTAATGGATGGAAGAGTGGATGGGAGACGTTCGCTCTTGTTGTTGTTGGTAGTTTGACTGTGACTGCATTAGCTTCTATTTGTTTGACAGTTGGGAAGAAAAAGAAACCTATTGGTAGTATTTCACAACCCAAAGTTGCATCTTCAGTTTCCGAGACTGACATTAAAGCTAATGCTTCTAATTTCAAGTTGCAATCTGATGAAAATAGAGATCTTAATGCTTTGGAAGATTCTTTTCATTGCGGAAAATCCTATCAGCGTATTCCTACAAAGGTTCCGGGACAATGGAATTTGAGGTATTCAGTTACGGAACCAGTTCACACTTCCGATGTTTCGGGTTTGTTGAGTTATTGTTCTAAGAATATTCGGAAATTTAGAATAATTTTAGGTGAAAAATCTGTAGGAAGTAGTTATTTGTTTGGTTTAAGTAATAATTATGCCATTATGAACACTCATTGTTTTAGGGGTGTCAAGTCTAATATACTTCTTGAATGCAGTCAAACTGGTGAAATCAAGGATGGTGAGATGAGACCTACTGTACTGAATGAAAATGATTATGTTCATTTAGGTAATGATTTGACATTAGTTTCTTTGTCGGGTATAAATTTTCGAGATGTTAGAAAGCATGTTATTGATTTAGACATTCCTGATGAGCATACCACTGGATATATTGGTGGCGATGTTGTCCCAACTAGTTATACTGTTTCTCCTAAGATCATTGCCGATGATTATATTGGTTTTTATGAAGTTTCGCCTACTTTTTCTTATAAGTGGCCTGGTGCTGCAAAAGGAAAATGTGGTTTACCATTGATAGTCTCTAAGGGCTCCGGGTTTGTGATTGCGGGTGTTCATTGTGCTGCTGCTGGAAATGATGCTTATGCGTCTGTGTTAACTAAGAAGATAATTGATCAAGCTTATGATAAAATGCAGAAATTGAATCCACAAACTATGTTACTTTCTTCGCAGTCATTTGATCTTAATTTTAAGTTAACCTCACCTAGTGCTAAGTCTGCATTTAGATGGAATCTTCTTCCTAATTTGGATTATTATGGTAAAACAATGGGTAATGTGACGTTGAACAATAAGTCGCGACTAATTAAGAGTAAGTTCTTTTTGAGTGGTAAGCAAGATCTCATGTTTGACAAATTGGATTTCATTCCAACCATTCATTATTCAAAACCTATGATGAAGCCAACAACTGTTGATGGTGTTTGGATGTATCCTAAAGTTAGAGCTCTCCAAAAAATGGGAGCCCAGAAGAAATCTGTTAGAAGAGATGTTACTAAAATGTGTGTTTCGGTTATATTAGATCAAATTGAGAGGAATACTCCGGATTTGTGTTTGCAACCTTTGGATATGGAGACAGCTATTAATGGTGTATATTATGATTATTACTTGAAGCGCATAAATACTTCAACATCGTCTGGGTTTGGCTTTGATGGGCCCAAGAGTAGATATCTTGTTGAAGTTGATGTTGCTGATAATTTCATGGTCAGAGAGTCAGTTGATTCTCTAAAGAAGTTGTCGCGAAAGCAATTGGAAGCCTATTTAGCGGGTGAGACTAATAAGTTCGTTTTTGCGACTCAGTTGAAAGATGAACCTAGAGAATTAGCCAAATGTAGGATAGGAAAGACTAGAGTGTTTTTTATGTCGCCTGTTGATTTTTTGATTTTGTGCAGAATGTTTTTAGGACCTTTTTATACTATTATGGTAGAAAAGTGTGATATTTTCCATGCTTCTTTAGGAATTGATATGCATCGTGATGCTGATAAACTTTATCATGATCTTGTAGATTTTTCCCCGTTAATTATGGAGGGAGACTATTCAAATTTTGATCAAAGTATGCCGTTTGAAATTGGTTGGGCAGCTTGCGACGTCATTTATGGTACTTTGAAAAGAGCAGGGTATAATGAAAAAGCTTTGACTGTAGTGAGAGGTCTTCTATCAGACACGATGTTTCCATATGTAGATGTTGATGGGGACATTTTTTGTCAACCTGCTCTTCAGCCATCTGGAAAATACGCTACCGCGGAGGACAATAGTCTGAGAAATCTTCTTATGTTGACTTATGCGTGGTACGCTAATGAGAAGACTAAAAGTATGTTATTTTTTGATTATGTCAATCCGAAGATTTACGGAGATGATGTTTTAGCTGCAGTTAAACCTGCTGTGAAAGATTTAATGAATAACATTACTTATGCCAAGGTTGTTAAAGAAGACTTTGGTATGGATTATACCTCTGCTGCGAAGGATGGCGTTTTGACTGAATTTGTTACACCTGATAAGATGGCTTATTTAAAGCGTACTTTTAGTTATCATAAAGGTTTGGGTAGAATGGTCGGGAAGTTGGATATGAACTCAATATATAAGACACTTCAATGGACCATTCCCTCTCGTTCAGTTTCAGAGCAGACTCAAGTTCTTTCCACCTATGTCTCTTCGTTACGAGAGTTCTATTTTCATTTGGATTCTCAGGCATATGGTGTCGTGAGAGAAACACTAATATCTGATTATTGTGATACTTATAGTATAGAACGAAAATCAGTGGAGAAGTATTTTCTCACGTTTTCCGAGATAACGTCGGAACTTCAGTCACCAGGCATGGTTGTAGGTGATGAAACACAACCCCCACTTTGTTGCGATGATGAAAAGGATTTATTGTTTCCTTCAATTATTCGATCTCAAAGTGGAGAGGCGCCTTGTTTGCATTCCGCGTCTAAGAGTGGTCTAGTATCACTCAAAGGAATTAACAATAAACTCCGAAAGGGATTAGACAGGCCCTTAGGTGAAAGTATGTCACAAGATCACTTAGAAAGTTTAATCTTGCAAAAGCAAGAGTTTATTCGCCGTTTGATTGATTTAGAGGAAAAGTCTCATGATTATCCGTCACCTGTTGATGGAATGAGACATACTGATATGAAACAAATGGCACTTTACTTTACTTCTCATATTTTCAGAAAGCAAGTTGATCGTTATGCAAGTTTTCAGTCTCAATTGGATGATTTGAATTTGTCAATTGAGTGTATTACTGCTATGATTGCTAAAAAGAGTTCGATCATAGCTTCATCTCAATGCGCTGATGAAGGCTCAAGAGATTTGGAGAATCCTGATGAAGAAGAAATATCAGATGAATCTCCTGAATTTTGTGTTGGTTGTTGGTTGTTTCAAATGTGGACGGAAGCAAGGCAAGGACTTCATCCTGAGCTGACTTCACATTCACTATGGCACACTAAGTATAGAGATTCTTTTGATGATTTTTTATATGATTGGTATAGAGCACATTATGGTATGTTGTCAGATGAGGGTCAAGTTATTGAATCTCAATCGGCTGATTTGAAAACTGATGGAGATGTTATTATTACTATGGATGTGCATGAGAACGTTAAAGATGTGGGTGGAGAAATTACGGATCATTCTGATCCTCTTGACTCAGCTTTTCCTTCACTGATTGATAGTGCAGTTGCTAATATTGATAAGTATTTTGATCGTCCTGTTTTAATAGGAACGTTTGCTGTGCCTTTGTCTACTGACTATCGTCAAATCATAAATCCGTGGCAGTTATATTCATCAGATCAAAGTGTTAGAGCTAAGTTTAGAAATTTTGCATATATTTCAGGAGATTTAAATATACGTTTTGCATTTGAAGGAACCCAGTTTCATTATGGACGTTTACAGATAGGCTATATGCCGATGGGTAATTTTAATACTGTGCTTGGTGGTTATAATACCGATTATGCGACTTCTGCTTTGGATTTTAATTATAAATGTTGGGTGTCTCAGATGCCAGGTTGTAGAACAGTTAATGTTAGTGAAAATGAACCTATTGAAATGACACTTCCATTTATTGCCCCACAACCTTGGCTGAGAACGTTTAACAAAGCAACTACTGCAGTAGCATCAACTACAGCCTTAGAGGACTGGAATAATATGGGTACGCTTATTATAGACACACTCTCTCAATTGAAAGCTGTTTCTGCGAGTGCTACAAATATCAGTGTTAATATATATGCTTGGATGTCCAATGTTAAGTTAGGTTGTCCTACTGGTACTTTATTAGCTGTCTCGCAGGCCAAGGATGAAAGAGTTGTTGGTCCAGTGGAGCAAGTGGCTACGCGAGCTGCTTCTGTTGCTCGTAGTATGTCTTCCATACCTCAGATTGCGCCGTTAGCAACAGCTAGTGCAATGGTGTTAGATGGTGTTGCTGGTGCAGCTTCTGTTTATGGTTTTAGTGAGCCTACTATTAACACAGCTCCCATGCGTATGAAAAATCAACCTTATCAAAATGCTGCTAATACTATTGGTTATGATACAGGAAAGAAAATTACCATTGATCCTAAACAAGAGTTAACTGTGGATGGAATGGTCTCACGTGTTAAAGAAGATGAATTATCTATTGCTTCTTTTACTGATAAATGGGGATTATTCTCGAAGTTTACCTGGAACTATTCTAGTACTGATAGTTTTCCGATGTTATGGTATGCGTTTGTTACTCCAATGTTGCAGTCAGTTGCGACTGGTTTGGTTGGTGGTACTGAGTCCAATATGGCACAACCCACTCCCTCTGCTTTTGCAGCTTTTCCTTTTGATTATTGGCACGGTCCTTTAGAATTTTGTTTTGATTTTGTCGCTTCAAAGTTTCATAAAGGTAAGATTGACATTGTTTTTGAACCAAATGTTAATCAGATGAACCTTATTGCTGGAAATTTTGTTATGAATAAACAGTATCAAGTTACTGTGGATCTTCAAAAGACTACAACTGTCATAATTAGAGTTGATTGGGCAAGTAGAACACCCTGGTTGGCGAATGTTATTACTTCATCTGGAGGAAATGGGTCTTTGGCGTCTTTACACGGTACGACGTTACCAGCTGATCCTACTCCTTATAATAGTTGTGTTAATGGTTGTGTTTATGCCGTACCTTTGACATCTTTAATGAGTCCTGATTCATCTTCTATTGATGTCTTAGTTTATGTAAGAGCACCAGGTACTATGTTCAATGCTTTCGGTCGCATTGATAATAATGTTGCTGCTATTTTTCCTGGTTTGCCAACTGAAGATGAGAAAATTGAGTCTCAAAGTATGGATATGTTTCCGTCAGTTTCTGAAGTAATTGATATAAATCCTGATAGTTCAGATATCTCTTATTTGAACCAATATTACTTTGGAGAGGTTCCAACTTCATTTCGACAGTATCTAAGGCGATTTGAGTTAACTGGATATCTTACTGGAACCTTTTCAACAGGAAATACTGTTGCTTTTGCTACTTTACCGGTTATTCCTTTCTTATGGCCAAATGTTGAGAACACTAGCATTACTATGAATGGTGGATATTGTACGTTATTGAATTATTTGCGTTATGCATTTTTAATTATGAAAGGAGGTCTCAGGAAAAGAATGAGACTTTTAACTAGTATTACGTCGAAGAATTCTGACATGTGTAATTGGAAAGTGTCTTTACAACCTTACACTACTTATCCTTCCTCTGTTCCTACATTAGGCAGTGGAGCTGCTCAGCCTCAAACGAATGTTATGGGATGTGTTACTTTTGTTCCATCTACTCAAGCAGGTGTTGAGTTTGAAATTCCTTTTTATTGTCCTTCGTTGTTTGTTATTTCATGCAACAAAACTCCCTGGTTTTCTGATCCTTTGTTTCTTACAGATTATACAGGTGCCTTTTCCGGTAGAGTAACATATAATGTCTCTATTGATGTAGGTTATGCAACTAGCACTGATGGTTGCAAATTATTTGAAGAAACAGCAATTGGTGAAGATTTCACCTTAAGTCGATTTTTGGCTTGTCCCCCTCGATCTTTTTAGGTCGCACGAGAAGACGTGTAATAAAACAAAGAATACCCAGTATTCCCTTCATCTTTTTAATACCTGGGTATTTACCCTTCTATTT